AGGCAGGAAGATATTGAATGGAAAGTCCTGTATCAGTTGTTTTCCATGCCAACTCAAGGTAATCGCCAGCGTTCACTTCCAACATATAGTTCACGCTACCGATGGCATGACCGTCCACTCCAGCGTGACTTGCAACAACGCTCCATCGGCTGTCGGTGTCTGCTACATTGCTTCCGTTTTTCTTCAGCCAAATGTCAACATCTTGAATTTGGTTGCCAGTGTTCACGAATTGCACAGAGTAGATGATGCTGTACACACCGCTGTGGGCAAAGTTTATTCTGCTGCTGTTAGAAATGGATACGCCGTTGGAATCAGGATCGGTGTTGTTCAGGGTGATTTGGTACTCTGTGTCGGCAAGAGTCGCAACCTGATCCTGTGTTGACCAGAACGATCCCCAATATCCCAAAGCACCGCCTGCACCTGTGGCTCCTATTGGACCAGTAGGACCAACTCCACCACCGCCAGCAATATTGATAGTTACTTTGCCACCAACTTTACTTACTGATGCAACTCCATCTCCTGTGAAATTAAGACCACGAACATCAGGCGTAATTTTTACACCATCGTGGTATACAGCCACCTTGCCGCCACCACCTGTGGAGGCAAGCCATCCCATATCAGCAGCGGACACTTTGCCGCCACCAAGAATCTTCTTCAGGATTTTATCAAGACGGGCTTCGTCAATTGCAACAGACTTTTCTTGGGCATCGTAAACAAGTGGAAACTTGGCAGACAGTAAACCACTATCACCCTGCTCTCCCTTTTCTCCACGATCACCCTTGTCGCCCTTGTCTCCCTTTAGTCCTTTTTCGCCCGCTTTTCCTGCTTTGCCTTCTTTACCGTCCTTGCCGTCTTTCCCATTCTTTCCATCATTTCCCGCTCTTCCCTCACTACCTGGAATTCCAGGCTCTCCTCTATCGCCTTTATCACCTTTTGCACCCTTTTCACCACGAGGGCCAACTTCGCCACGCTCGCCACGATCACCTTTCTCGCCCTTTTCACCACGCTCGCCTGTATCGCCTTTATCGCCCTTCGGGCCTTGAATGCCTTGAATGCCTTGCTCACCTGTGTCTCCTTTATCGCCCTTGTCACCCTTTTCGCCCTGAACGCCTTGCTCGCCCTTGTCACCTGGCCATCCGTTCCATCCTGTTTCACCACGCTCACCCTTCTCTCCCCGTTCACCGCGTTCACCACGAATGCCCTGCTCACCCTGCTTCGGAACAATCGCAGCAATTTCTGAAAGCACAGTAGCCAGCCCCTTGCGGAACTCGGTGAACTGTGATTCGGTAATGTAAACAGGAGGTGTGGGTGGAGGAGTCCACTCTTCGCCTTCGCTGATGGTCACGGTTTTGGGGGCAGGAGCCACATGCTCAAACAGGGTGTCTACCACACCAACATCCGCAGACAGCACAACGGCTCTTCCGTTTGGATCAAGGAAGCAGTGTTCTCCAATACCGTCACCAATTTTCAAAATATACGGGTTGTGTCCCACCGCTTCGGTTTGTGAAATATAGGTGAACCTGTCACCGATACGGTAGTCTGTGCCCTTTACCTTGTGTGTGAGTAGGAACTGTGCACCAAAGCCGTAACGCCCCTCCGAAAACGGTAGAGGCTGCGGCTCGGGCGAGTCTTTAGGCTTTGAAAAGCGTTTAAACTGTTCCATCGTATTATGTAGGGAGTGCCGTTAGTGCCTTCCACGAGTGGGGAAACAGGGGTGCAATGATTTCAGAAATTGCTTTAGCGTATTCGCGGACCTCCCATTGAGCGTGTGCGTCTACCCGTTGTGTGTAGATGCGGGCAAACGCGGACAACGAACCTGTCCACCACCATTCGGTATAGGTTCCTTGTGGCAGAACCGCACGGGCTTGTTCAGGAGCAACACCACGAGCCAACAGGCGGTTGTACACATCAAGGGATTCAAGCACAATCCGATTGTACATCTCGTCCATTTCGGCTACCAGCGGAACATCGTCTACGAAATCGCTGCTGCCCTGCTTGGCTCCGTCTGTGGGTGCTGCTCGCCATTCAGGGGTGTAGAACTGCGGCTCGTCTGTGACATACCGACGAGACACTTCATTTTCAACCATGCCCACCTTGTGCTTGAACAGTTGTGTCCGCACAAAAATAGGAGCCTTGATACGGAGCGTGATTTGGGGATGGGCAAACGGAGTCCAGTGCTTGTGCTTGGCTAGATACGCAATAAGTTTTTCGTCACGGGTTTGCAACTTTCGGGGAGTGTTTCCACTCCAATGGGGTTCGCCTTCCCAATCGCTGGCTTTGTTGAACGACACACGAGCAGCATTCACCACAGTAAGGTCGCTGCCCATATGGTCAACATATTCCACATGACCGCAGTTCAGCACAGAATAAAAAGTTTCACGAGTTTGCATGGGTGTTTATCCGTAGAATTCTTCGTCTTCGTTCTGATCGTTCTCTTCGTCTAGGTCTTCTTCTTCGTCCTTTTGGACTTCTTCCAATTCAAATCCTTCAAGTTCTATGCCTGTCAGGTCTTCTGCGTATTCCACTGCTCGCTTGTAGATTTCAGGATTTGTGGTTTTTAGATATTCCACAATAGCAAAAGCGTATGCAACCACAGGGTGTCTGAATTCATCGCCGCCGCCGTGTTCTTCTCGTTCCATTTTACACCTTCTTCCATTGACTCCATTTGAGTCGGGCTTCCATTCCGCTACACGAGTATCTATCAATCGCGTCTTGAATCTCTCGGCGGGACTTGCCTGAAAGAATCATGTCGTTAATATCTTTTTCTAGTATTCCAGAACCCCACACGCAGACTTGGTAGCCCGCTTCAATGGCTTCTCGTGTGGCTTCAACAATTTCTCGGTTACGAGGCTCGTTGTCCAAAACAATAACCACATCATTAAAACGCCTGACCACATCTCCCACTTCGCTGCCAGCAAAAGCAATGCCATTATCCAAAAACAAAGAGTCAAACGGGCCTTCAGTAGCGTAAACTCGTCGTGAGTAATCAACCGTGTCGCCTCCAAAAAACATTCTACCGTCCTTGGCGAACTTCACAGTAATGTACCGTATAGCACTCTTGGAGCCACCAATGGCTCGTCCTTGCACTCCCAACAGTTCTCCGCTCTTGTTCAGGAACGGGATGACGATACGCTCGTCATTTGGGACGGTAGAATATGTAGGGTCAATGCCTCGCACCCAATCACCAAACGAATGGCTAAAATATAGACGGTCGGTGTGTGGAAGCAGCCGACCCTCACAATATTTGCGAGCAGCGTGGTCTGCGTCTAATTCTGAAATACGCGGAAGACTTATCTTTATTGCCTGTCGTGCAATCACCGTCTCATCAGGCTTGGTGTAGTTGGAGTGTCCGTTCTCGCCACCACGCCATCGCTCTAGTGCGTACTCACGACACAGCACAGGAGCCACAATCTCCAAGAACTTGTACATGGTGTGACCAATACCGCAGTTGTGGCACTTGTAGTAGAAGTCATTCTTCTTGGGAAAGAAAAATCCACGAGCCTTGTTCTTGTTTCTCTGTGAGTCTCCGCAAAGGGGACACCGACAGTTAGCCAAGTCAGAACCCTTCCACTTGAACTTCTGAAGTTGTGGAGACACCAAGTTGATGTACTTCTTGTCAATGAGTGCAGACATTACGGCTTGCTTTGTTCTCTCTTGTAGTCAGATTCATACATCATCTTTGCGAGTGAGATCATATCGTGTTGTGGTTTCCATTGCAAGACGCGATTTGCTTTTTCGGGATTACCTAGCAGATACGGAACTTCATTTGGACGATACAATCGTGGATCAATTTCAACATATTTTTCGTATGATCCAAGACCAGCATATTGAAATACTACTTCCAAAAATTCTCTAACAGAATGGGTTCTATTGGTAGCCACCACATAGTCATCTCCCTGTGGTTGTTGCAGCATTCGCCACATGGCATCCACATAGTCTCCCGCAAATCCCCAATCTCGTTTTGCGTCAAGATTGCCAAGCAGCAGTTTCTTCTGCTTGCCCTGTGCAATACGAGCAGCGGCAATAGTGATCTTTCGGGTAACGAATGTCTCTCCACGCCGTGGGCTTTCGTGGTTGAATAAAATGCCTGAACTTGCGTGGAGTCCGTAGGCTTCTCGGTATACGCGGGTCATGTGGTGTGCATGGAGTTTAGCCACCGCATAAGGAGAAATAGGAGTCATTCTGCTAGTTTCAGTATAACCTGTGTCTCCGTAATCGGTTGAATCACCATACATTTCCGAAGATGAAGCCTGATAAAATCGGGTCTGTGGAGAAACCGACCGAATGGCTTCAAGAATCTTTAAAGTTCCACCAGCAATACCATCACTTGTGTATTCTGGAACATCAAAAGAAACTGCCACATGGGACTGTGCAGCAAGATTGTACACTTCATCAGGCTTGTACTTCATTAGCAGATTGGTAATTGCTCCACTATCAGTCAGATCGTAGTAACACAGTTTGAACTGCGAGTTTGAAACCTCGTTGGTGTAGATGTGGTCAACACGCTCGGTATTGATAAGTGAGGTGCGTCTCTTGAGTCCCACCACAAAGTAACCTTTGGAGATCAGCAGATCCGCAAGGTATGATCCGTCTTGTCCGTTTACGCCTGTTATAATTGCTGTCTTCATTGTTGTCTCCGATTAAAAATTCCAATCGCTTGCGTCCTTGCCCCCACCAAACTTCTTGGCAAACTCACGCTTGCCGTAGCCGCTACCGAAGCCTTCTTCGCCTGTACTCTTGGCATCAGTCAGGTCTTCAAACTCTTCCTTCTTCACATCATAGAACTTCATCTTGGCGTAGTTCAGCCCCACAATAAACTTCTTGTTTGCAGCCTTGGTGTTGTAGCGGTTCTTCAACTGCTTCACCATGATCTGCCCTGCCTTTTCCAATTCTTCAGTTGTGATGAGTGCTGCCATGAAGTCTGCGGTATGGGGCAGACCAAACGACTCTGAAGTATCGGTGAGTTCCACATCGGTGGACGAGTATCCTGAACGGTTCACCTGTGTGGCAGTAAAGATGGGCACATTCCGCTCCATTGCAAGCCCGCGAAGTTCTTCTGCAATAGCCTTGATGTAACTGTACGAATTCACATTGCTGCCACCACTCTTGAGACGAGCCGACGAACAGATGTTGATGTAATCAATAAACACAATGTCAGGCACGAAGCCCTTCTTTAGTTTGAGTTCGTCCATGAGCACACGGAAGTGGTTAGCATTTGCCACCGAAGTGGGATACTCCTTGATGATGAGTTTACCGTTCACACCGCGAGTGGACGCTTGCAGCCGCTTCTCGTACATCTCCAATGGCAAGTCATGGAGTTCGTCCATTGTGATGTCCATGATGTTTGCGTCAATGCGTTCTGCAATACGCTCTTCAGCCATTTCCAGTGTCACATACAGCACATTCTTGTTCTGCATGAGACAACACGCAGCGTGGTGGCACATGAACAGGGACTTGCCTACGCCTGTACCTGCCATAATCACATTGAAAGTCTTGGGAGCCACACCGCCCTTGGTGATGAGATTGAACATCTCCAAGTCAAACGGAATCTTGTCCTCTTCACGGTGAAGCACTTCGTATCGGGACTCGTAGTTCTCAAGGTAATCGTGACCAATATTTGTATCAAACGAAACTGCGAGTGCCTTGCTCAAAATATCAGGAAGAGCGTTAGGAGTCCGAACTTTGTCCTTGCCGTCAATGATATGGATGGATTCAAGAATTGCATTGTAGATGGCTTTGTCCTTGCAGAACTTCTCTGTGGTGTCCAACAGCCATTGGGTATCCTGCTTCTCGCCACGACACACAGCGTCTACCGTTTCCCTGCACCGCTTGATCTCGTCTTCGGTAAGAGCCTTGTCGCCTTCCAAAGAGATAAGGAGGGCTTCCTTGGAGGGAACCCCCTTATACTTCTCAATGAATCCCTTGATCTCACGGAACACCGCACGATCAGGACGATTGGCGAAATACTCTTCCTGAAGAAATGGCACAGCCTTCTTGCAGAACTCGTCGTTGTTTAGGAGTCCTGCAATAACTGTCTGTTCAATCGTGCTCATTTATTCCTCCGATTCAGTTGCCTCACTCGGAACAGGTTCGTCCTTGCCGTAACAGAACTCCTTCTGTACAGCAACCTCAAGACGCTCCATGACTTCCTTGGTGAAATACTTTTCAGGGTTCTTGATGATTTGAGACTCAAACGCAGTCTTTCCACCGCCCACATCCACCTTGGTAGACACCTTCTTGAAGATATCGTACTTGATGGCAATATCCAACAGCCCGTAATACGGATTCAGCCCTGTGTCAAAGTTCAACTGGACATCCACCATCTTGTTTTCCTTGGTCTTGCGACTCTTGTAGGTCTTGCAATGGATGATGTTGCCCACAACCTCGTTGTCCACCTTGTCCTTCTTCTTGGACAGGTAGATGATGGTGGACGCAGCGTACTTCAGCCCTGCACCGCCACCCATTTCCTTGGTTGGCACATACGCACCCACCACATCGTAGGTGTGGTTGGTCATAATCATGGGAATGCGAGCGTGTCCCAACTTGATGGTAAGGACGCGAAACGCAGCCTTCACAACCTGTGCACGGGTCATGTCACGGGTGTTCTTGCCTTCTGCGGTGTCGTTCATTTCCTTTTCGGTGCTCAACATGCCTAGCGAATCCAACACAATCATCATGCGAGGACGCTTGGCTTCGTCGGTTTCCAAGTACTTGTCAATAGCAGAAATGCACTGGTGGCGGAACTCTTCCACAGTTGCAACAGGCAGAACAGCAACCCGCTCGCGGTCAATGCCACGAGAATCCAGCATCTCGCTTGTAACGGCTTGCTCTGAATCAAAGTAGAGAACCATGTTCTTCTCGTCTGCATTCAGGAACTCACGAACCACATTGAGTGCAAAGTAGGTCTTGCCTGTGGCTTGCTCGCCTGCAAGTGCAATGATTTTGTTGTCGGGCAGACCGCCGTACAGAGAACCACTCACAAGAGCGTTAAACGAATACGATCCTGTGGAGATATACGATTGGGTATCGCTGCCGTCTAGACCTTCAATAGCGATCTTGCCGTACTTGTTGCCTGATGCCTTCAGAATTTCCTTTAGATTCATTTGCCTAATGCCTTTCGCTGTGTATCAATGGTTTCCATCTCACGAATGTACGCCTCAATCATAACCGAAGACGACGCTTTGTCAAGCATCAATCTCTTTACTTCATTCTGCAACCACTCCTTCCTCTCACGAAGGAGGTTGCAAATGTACTGTTTATTTAATTCAATAATCACTGCTTTTGGACTATCCAACAATTTTCCATTGCATTTCTAAACATTACACGATTCCCAAAAATTTCGTCAACTGCTTTCTTCACGGATGGTAAAAGATAATCGTGTCCTGCTATCAACCCACCACTTCGAACTTTTGGAAACCAAGCACAAATGTCTTCTTTGACTGGTTCATACTCGTGAGCAGCATCAATAAACACTATTTCAATTGAATTGTCTCTAAAATCATTTGCTGCTTCAACAGAGGGTTTTCTGATTGGAGTAACCCAATCTTCAACAGGCTTGATATTGTTGGTAAACAATTCGTAAAGCGTGTCGTTGATAATATTTGGATCATTTGAGTGTTCACTTGATCCTCTCCATGTATCAACAGCAAAACAATCAATGTTTTTGCCTGAATTTATGGCTTCTACCGCAAAGAATGCCATGCTCTTCCCCTTCCACGAACCCACTTCAACAAATGTGGATTCGTCGGGAAGAACACCCACAAACTCTCGGTACAGGTTTGGATAGGTAAACCAATCCTCACCAAACGATTCGTTTTTGTAGAAATGATCCATAATTATGTGGTCAACTTGAGCGAGGGAACCGCCATCTCCTTGCTAGGCACAACGAGTCCAGAGCCGAAAGCACTGCTGTACTCGTTGGCTAGATCGTCCATTGGTTCTGCTGTAAACAGCACGGCATCCTTGGGAATCTCAAAGCCCTGATCCTGCTTTACGGAAGCCATCCACGGCACGATGGCAAGGCTTGCACCCTGACCGTTACGACCGGGAACAGGAATCAACATGCACGGATTCTTTAGGTGATATCCACTAACATTCTCACCTGTGAACTTTTCAGTCACCTTTGCAATAATCTCTTCGCCACTACGCATCTTCAAAATTAGTGTTGCCATTTTCAAATCTCCATTGTAAGGGGTTACTGTATCTATGCTCGACTCAAACGAAAAGTGACTCTAAAGTATTCTCATACTCTGTTTTCCATCCCACAGCATTTGTAATACTGCGGAGCGGTTCAAGAAATGCTTTATCAAATTGCATTTCCCAATCCACATATTTGTGAAGTTCGAATTCTTGAGGCAGAGTGGTTGTGAAACCAATCACATGCTCGTGAAGCGGATTAGGAGTTCGCAAATAGATGAACTTAATCTTTTCTCCCTCGCCAATAATCCTGTACTTCTTATTTAACTTCTTGCCCCGCACCAAGTGGTTGTGGAGCAGTGCTGCCTTGACCGCAATAGGTGTGGATTTACGATATACCGCTTGGGGGTCACGATATTCAGACATTCCGTTTACTGATCGCGGGAATGCCATTGATTCAGGAGGCAGGGCTTTGAATTCTTCACGGGTTGATTTCACAAATGCCTGTAGAGTAGCCTCGTCCTTTAGCAGCACCATTTCAATGGATTTCTTTAGAACCTTACGCACCCACGCAGGAGTGCTGGAACGAGTGGTTTCAATACCCATGATCTTGAACTTGGGAGTCTTGTACTGAACGCCTTCGCTGTTCCATACGGAAAGCATATACCGCTTCTTGGCAGTCCACACGCCCTTCTGTGCAATCACTTCTCGCCCCATGAACATCTTGTTGGCATACGCATTCATCACATTAGCCAACATGGCAAACTCCTTGTCAATGAACGGTTGGAGCAACCGCTCACAGAACTTGTCCAAGAAGTCCACAACCTTTTCAGGATCGTGTTCGCCCTTGAACGACTGCTTGACTGCTTCACCCAACCGCAGATACACAGAGTCGGTGTCGCTGGCAATCACATAGTCCTGCCCTTCAGTCTTGAATATCTTGTTCAGATACCTGTTGAGTGCTTCACCGATCCATTGAATACTCAACTGCCCTGACAGGGTGATAGCCTCTGCAAGTGCCACATCAAAGAATCGGAAATACTCGTTGCCGATGGCTCCGTATGCGGAGTTCAACTGAATCTTTCGCACCATCTGAAAGTTCTTGTACTTGGAGATGTCGTATTCAATGGCTTTCCGCTTGCTTGCGGGAGCGTCAGCGGGAAGTGCTTCCAACTCCTTCTGCTTGTCCAACATCAGCCCCTTGAACCGCTTGCGTTCCTCGTACATCTTTTCCATGAGTTCAGGCAGGAAGCCGTGACGATCCTTTCGGAACGCTACGCCGTTGGCAGCAATAGACAGGTTGCTCCGCTTGCCGTCATTCAAATACTCCGCAGGATCAAGGAATGTTGTAACAGGCTCGCCACGATTCCTACTCAAGATGGAGTCTGGACTGATGTTGTTCCGCTTCCATATGGGATTAGGGTCTTTGGTTTCAGGGGAAATATTGTACTGCATGATAAGGTGGGGATACAGGGAGTTCAAGTCGAAACTCACCACCCAATCGTGCATTCCCACCAGCGGGTCTTTCACATACGCACCCGCATACTGCTCCTTCTTCTCTGCTTCACGCTTCTGCGGAACCACCATGCCCTTGTTCATCAGGTGATGGTGGATGATGGCATCCCATGTGCGGACTTGAGAAAACACATCCTCAAAGTTTACGCGAGCCGAATACGCAAGGGCTACGGCTAGATCAAGCAGTTTCAGTTTCTCTTCCAGTTTGGCAACCAGTTCCACATCCTTGTAATTGTATTCCATGAACTTTTGAAAGTTCTGTGTGTAGAAATCCTGAAGAGTGTTGTATTCGCTATACGAAACCTTTTCTTCACCCAACTCCACCGAACAGATATGGTTGAGAGAATACGATTCCTGCTTCACATAGGTGAACTTCATGTACAGTTCCAAGTAGTCAAGCACAGACACGCCTGCAATGGTGAACACACGCTGATCGCGTCCCATTCGGTTCACGGTGGTTTCACGCAACCGCCCCCACGGGGACAGGGCATTAGCCCACTCGTCTGCGATGGCATTCATGCGAGCCACCATGTACGGAATATCAAAGAAGCGGATGTTCCATCCCGTCACAATGTCAGGGTCTTCGTGCTTCCAAATCTCCACGAAGCGTCGGAGCAGGGCTTCCTCGTCTGTAAAGCATTCGGCTTCCACGCCTTGGAGAGTGAAGTCCCCAAGCCCAAGCACATAGGTCTTGCTGCCCACAGTCAGGGTAATAGCAATGATGCGTTCGGTTGGCGAATCAGGAGACGGGAATCCTCCGTCACACGAAGTCTCAATGTCTAGGTACGCCACACGCAGACGGGAGAAATCGTAGTCCACTTCGTGTGGAAACTCCTTATACAAGTACTGATATACGAAACTGGTATTGCCGTATATCTCAAAGTTGCTTACATCCTTGTATTGGTCGATGAACTCACGAGCCTCGTGCACGGTGTCAAACTGAACAGGTTCAACAGGAGTGCCGTAGATGGTTGTGAGTCCTGTGGGTTCTTTGGATTTGATATACAGCGTTGGGCAGAACGGAATGGCTTCGTGTACACGACACCCGTTTCGCCATCCGCGATACAGCACATTCTTGCCACGAAGATCAACGCTTGTATAGAAGTCCATTATACCACCTGTTCAATAAATCTCTTTTGCATTTTTCTTTTTTCTTCTGCGTAATCAAATTGCATTTTTTGTTTTATTTCTGATGTTCCACATTTTGCAACAATACAAAATAAAGACGACGGTATTTTTTCTGCATAAAGACCGTCTCCTCTGTTTATAGTATAGCGAGAAAGTGTCTTGGTGTCAATCAAGCAGACCATATAAGAGTCGCAAACCAAAAGATATTCTGCGTAGTCTGATGGTATAGTTTTATGACAACATGTTCCAAGAGAGTTTAATAGTTTAATCGAACCAATTTTATTTTTTGTTCTTCTGTTGCTACTCTGCAAACAACCTTTGACATATTTCATCTCTAGTTTTGTCCCGTTTGGCAAAACCAAATCTGATCCGTTTTCATCAACCCACTTGACAACCCCACCACTAAAAATTTCTATGGAATATTCTAACAAGTCGCTTTTGTCGAATCTGTTTTTGTTAGAATTCAAAGAGTCTCCTATAACAGAAACTAATTTAAAATATCTTGTCCAATCTACAAACGATTTTAGATAATCGGTAGTTTCTATCAGAGGAGTTGTATCAAGTGTTGGGAGCAAAAATTATCTCTCCACCATTGCGATCCAGTCCTGATGAACCAAGTCCTTGCCATCATACCCGCGACCAAGGTTCTTTGTCAAGTCCCACATCACCTTGTCGCCTATTTTAATGTCCTCGGTCAGATCGGGACCAATATCCACAACCTCTCCCCAAACCATTTTACAAGTAACCTTTTCTGTGTAAATGATTCCTGCTTCGGTGGTCTTCTGCCCGCCGAGTTTGGTTGCGACTAGTACCCATTTTCCGATTGGCTTTAGTTTCTTTTTCATTGCAGCATTCCTTCTAAAGTATTAGGGACTTCTTCAGCAATTCGTGCTTCCGCGAGTTTCACATATTCAGGATTCAGTTCTGTGCCGATATAGTTTCGCCCGTGAGTAAGAGCCACAACAGCAGTAGTGCCGCTACCTGTGAACGGGTCAAATACTGTGCCACCGGCAGGGCATCCGGCTAGCACACACGGCTCAATCAAGTCCTTCGGGTAGGTAGCGAAGTGTGCACCCTTGTACGCCTTGGTTGTCACCGTCCACACCGAACGCTTGTTTCGCTTGCCGTCTGCTGCCCACACGCGGTCAGGTTCAAGTGCAGGATCACGAGCACCCTTGTCTTCGGGTTGTGTGCGGTTCTTGTTGCCCGGTGCGTGAGGCTTGCCCACAGCGGCTTCCTTGATGGCTTGGTGGTCGTAGTAGTACTTGGGCTGCTTGGTCAACATGAAAATGTACTCATGCGAACGGGTACACCTGTCTGTTACGCTTTCAGGCATGGGGTTGGGCTTGTTCCAAATAATGTCCTGACGCAGATACCACCCGTCTGCTTGAAGAGCAAGAGCAACCCGCCACGGAATGCCAATCAAATCCTTGTGCTTTAGCCCTTCACGCTTGGCTCCTGCCTTGCCTTTTTGGGACACGCCCTTGTAGCCGTCAGCGTACTTGATCTTGCCGTATGCAGGGGTGTCTCCACCCATCTTACGCAACTGCTCCATGCCTCCGCTTGTGGTGGCATACGAGTCACCAAGATTCAGCCACAGGGTTCCGTCGTCTCGCAGAATGCGACGAACCTCACGGAACACCTCCACCATCTTCTGCACATACTGCTCGGGGGTTTCTTCACCACCGATTTCTGCGTCTCCTCCGTCGTAGTCACGAAGCCCGTAGTACGGTGGGGATGTAATCACGGTGTGGACACAGCCATCAGGCAGAGTCTTCATGCCTGCAATACAGTCTCCGAGAATTATTTGATGTGTATTCATTTCATTACCTCTTCTAGTGTTGGTTTTACTTCTGCTTTTATCCGATTTTCTGCTAGTGTTGCGTAATCAGGATTGAGTTCACATCCTACAAAATTTCTGTGGTTTGTCAAGGCTGCGATGGCAGTTGTTCCACTACCTGTGAACGGGTCAAGCACTACTCCACCTTCAGGACAACCCGCAAGAACACATGGAGTAATCAAGTCAAGCGGGAAAGTGGCAAAATGTGCCCCACGAAATGGCTTTAGTTTCACCGACCACACTGATGTGTTTCGTTCTGACACCGCAGACGAATCAAAATAATATTCAGGAGTCTTTGAAAATAAAAAAATATACTCATGGGATTTAGTGCATCTGTCTTCAACACTTTCAGGCATTGGGTTGGGCTTGTGCCACACAATATCTTGACGCAGACACCACCCATCAGCCTGTAAGGCAAATGCAACTCGCCACGGAACCCCCATCAAATCTTTACCTTTGATGCCGTACTCGCCACCACGAAATGCCTTTCGGTCTTCATATCGGTCGTGGTTGTTTGTGTGCAGATGCTTTTTACCCTTGTTGTGTTCCTTTTTCAACCACGAATTGATATAGCAACCGTTGCTAGCATACGAATCACCCAAGTTTAGCCATAGCGTACCGTCATCACGCAGTACACGGCGAACTTCAGAAAAGACTTGCACCATTTTTCGGACAAATTCTTCAGGAGAAGCCTCACAACCAATCTCCGCATCACCACCTTTGTAGTCTCGCAATCCAAAATATGGAGGCGAGGTTACACAAGTATTCACCGAGCGATCTTCAAGAGTCTTTAGACTCTGAATGCAATCGCCAAGAATGATGCGGTGTGTGTTCATCCAATATCCCCGTACTTGGTTCCACGAGTAAAGAATTGCTCTTCGTGCCACTCAAACCCAAAGCACTCCCTAGCATACTGTAGAATGATGTCTTTGTCAAACCGGTTGCATGAATATACATCAAGAGTAATGAACCGCTTTGGCTCCATTGAGTGAATCTGAAT